AAAAACACCATGATCGGTCATTCTACCGATTGATGAAAGAGGATGATGAATATGTCTATTCGCCAAGAAATTCAAAGACAGATCGTTGAAATCGAATCCCGCATGTCACAAGATAAAGGTGATGTTGCGGAACTCAAAAAACTGCTGGAGCGCCTAAGGATGCAGGATTTTGAGGAAGATATCCGCGAAGTTGACAGCCGACAATTTTTGCGTGACTGAGTTGTAAAAATACAACAAGTCGGTTGACAGGAATGTCCGGTGTGTTATAATAAACACATATGAACATTCCTGTAATAAATTCTCAAGTTGTTGTCACTGTCCGCTTCCGTGACATTAATTATTTTGCCGACAAGCCATATAAGTTACTAACACTTACCGGCAAAGTGGTAAAAAGTCAGAAGTGGGTCAAAGCAGATTCGTTCTCACTTGAAACCACCGACAAAGAATATCCTGTCAAGATTATTCCTGCATCGTGGGTTACTGATATAAAGATTATCAGTGGCAAAGTTGATACAGTTAATGAGTATATTGTCATGGGTAGTAAAGGTGACAAATATATTGTCACTAAGGGCGCGAAACAATATTCATGCACCTGTGTGGGTTTTAAATTCTCCGCCAAGTGCAAGCATATTCAATCTATTAAGGATAAACTATGAATGATTGGGATAAAGATAATTTGAATTTTCTGATGAACATTTCACCGGAAGTACTCAGAGATTTTTTGCAGATTATGAATGAAGACGATGTTGCTTATGCAATGGAATTAGTCCGAACGGCTGCGGCGGAGATTATGGTCGAGGCCATCGAATATGATGAAATGTGTGATCAATATGATGAACAGTTTCCATTGGCTAGTATGATTTTGAATAAGTTTACATTGAAGGGTTAATTATGAATCAGTTTTCTTTTATGGTGGATTATCTTGATGATTGTATGTCCAAAAAGTGGCGCAATATGTGTACTGAGGATGAACAATTAGAAAATGAATCACTTGCATTCGTTGAATCTATTATGTTGAACGGATACAGTATTACTGATGTCCGTGAATATAAAACTGTCACTAAAAAAGTTACTGAATTGGTGCGATAATGGCTGAATTTTTCTTTTATCTTGATGCGTGGAAGTTTTGTGTTGACAATTCACTTCCTTTGAAAAATATTACTCGCAAAGATTGGAAAGTCTGGCAAGTTGAATATGATAATGGAGATTGATCATGGCATATATTGATATTGATTTGACCGATTTCTCGGACGATGATATTCGTGAGGAAGCAATTGCCCGCGATTTGTTCGGTTCAGATTATGGCATCAATCAGTTGATTACTGAATTATATGAAAAGCGCAGATTGGGTAAAGATTATCAATCTGAATTGGACAAGATAATTTACGAAGCTATTGGTAAAATCGTATGATGATATTCACCCACCAAAAGAGTAAAAAGAAAAATCCAACTCAAAAACAAAAAGCAGAATATCAGGCTTGGCTTGATTCTGTAAATAATATGTCTGGTCTATCTGGACGTAAATATGGTGGCGCAAAAGTAGTAAAAAGTACTACAGTAGAGCCTCTGACAACACCAGCCGGACGTGTAACACCAAAGTATTCATCTTTAGTTACACCTGGTGGTGCCTGCACGAAACCTATCCATGGCAAGGTCTACACTGGTACGGCTATGAAAGGCATCGGAACCTTACATAAAAGCAATGCTGTGCCTATCTTTTCCGATCAGGATGCGAAGGACCAGGCGCTTATGCGCCGATAGTTGAGTGGTTAGCATGTCCAAGTCATAAAACCCTCTCCAAAGCCGTTCCATAGCGTGTTGTATTTTAGCAACTTATCAAAAAATTGTTGACTTTTGCCAAAAACCTGGTATAATAGAATCTGTTCTGTTGATAAAGAGGTTGATTATGAAATTGCTCTCCACTGGTAATCCTAAAGTACTCAAAGGTATGGCACAGGGTTTTAATACTTATATCTTACACTTGGCTCCCGCTAATGTGTCTGGCTATGAGACTTGCCCAAAGCGTACCGCTGGATGTACCGATGCATGTTTGAATCTCGCTGGTCGCGGTGGTATGTTTAAGCGCGGCGAATCAACTAACGTTATTCAAGAGGCTCGGAAACGCAAAACCCGTATGTTCTTTGAGAACCGTACCGAGTTTATGACACTTCTGGTCAAAGATATGGAATTGGCTATCAAGCAAAGTGCCCGACTGGGTTTGACACCTGTGTTCCGCTTGAACGGTACTTCCGACTTGTCGTTTGAAAAGTATGAGGTTGTCCGTAACGGTCAATTGTTCCGTAACGTTTTTGCTGCCTTTCCTGAAGTTCAATTTTACGATTATACCAAAATCTTGGGTCGTAAAGTTAAAGATATCACCAACTATCAATTGACATTCTCTGCCGCTGACGGTAACGATATGGACGTTATTCGTGCAATGGCCGAAGGCTTGAATGTTGCTGTTGTTTTCGGTATTAAGAAAACATTGCCAATGCCTGAACAATACTTGGGTCGCCCAGTGTTCAATGGTGATGAATCTGATTTGCGTTTCCTTGATCCTCGTGGTGTTGTTGTTGGACTCTACGCCAAAGGCAAAGCAAAAAAGGACACTAGCGGTTTCGTTAAGTATCCTACCATCATGCTCCAAGCTGCATGATTACCTTGACAAGTCTACCGACTTGTGCTATACTTGTACCATCTTATTATGAAAGTGTTTTATGACTAAACGTATCCGCCTGAGTGCCTGGGAAAAGATTTTTGTAACTCTAATGTCTGGTGAGCCTGTCACCAAAGAATATTTCAATACAACCCTAGGAAATTTGTCCTACAAGATTTCGTCTTACATTTTAGAAATCAAAATCCAAAGCAAAGCTATCATCCGTGTTGCTAAGGATGGTCGCAAGGTTGTGTCCTATCAGTTGGTGAATCCCACTGAGGCCATGCAATACTGGACAGATCGTGGCATTACACTGGATCAAATTACATCGTTGGCCGATTTGAATGCTGAACCTGTTGTTGTTGAGGACTATTCCATTGAATCGGAGACTGCGTAATTATGGAGTATTGAATGTGGAGACTATGGGCTAAAGCTCTTGGCGAAAAAACCGGCAACACAGATACAGAATCTGATAAAATTGCTTGCATTCGCACGGCAATTGTGTTATGCTACATCATCACAAACTTTTTTATTGTTGCTGGCGTAATTCGCCACTGGAATAACTAATGAATATTTTTTACCTACACCACGATGTGGTCAAATGTGCTGAAATGCACAATGACAAACACACCGTAAAAATGATCCTTGAATATGCTCAACTACTTTCTACTGCCCATCGTGTTCTTGATGGTAATGCTACTATTGGGTTATCTGATAGTGGACGAAAAAGAACAACTTTTATTCTCGATTCTCCCCTCAACGGCATTCTTTATTCTGCTACTCACATCAATCATCCATCATCGGTATGGGTAAGACAGTCGGCTGAAAACTACATTTGGTTGTTTGGACTATTTCAAGCACTGATGACAGAATACACACATCGGTATGGCAAAACACATGCAACTTCCCGTCTGGAAATGCATCTCGCTAAACTGCCTAAAAACATTCCACAAAAATCATTCACTGAGCCAACACCAGCAATGCCGGATGATGTAAAGGTGCCTGGTGATTCCATCGCATCTTATCGCCGATACTACATACAGAATAAGCCACATTTGGCCAGCTGGAAAAAACGTCCAGTCCCGGAGTGGTATTTGACTATATAAACATATAAGATGCCTACATATAATTTCTTAGACACTGACAGTGGTGAAGAATTTGAAAAGTTCATGAAAATATCTGAGCGTGAAGAATTCCTAAAAGCCAATCCCAAGATTCAACCTGTGTTGACCGCGCCCGCAATCGTGTCGGGCGTATCAACCTCCACCCAGAACCGTGTACCAGACGGGTTCAAAGAAGTCCTCTCTAAAGTTGCAGAGGCACATCCAGCAAGTTCGGTAGCGGACAGATACGGAAAAAAATCCATAAAACAAGCCAGAAGCGATCAGGTTGTAAAGAAGCACGTGGAGAAAGTGACTGGCGTAAAACAATAAGGGTATCAATGGCAAGCAAGAAACCAGCAAACACCAAAATCAACCTTGAAGAAACTGTGCCACGCACAACAAATTCACTCAAGGTGAGAATTGATGATCTAAAAACATTTGATCCATTAACAGATAATCAAAAATTATTTTTTGATGCATATAAAAGAGGAGACTACTTTGTAGCCCTGCATGGTGTCGCAGGAACTGGAAAAACATTTTGCGCAGTATATAAAGCACTTGAAGAGGTCTTGGATAAGAGTAATCCATTCAAGAAAATTATCATTGTGCGTTCGGCTGTTCAGAGTCGTGAAATCGGTCACTTGCCAGGTGACGTTACGGAAAAGATGGAAATCTATCAGCAACCGTATGTACAAATTTGTGATACACTGTTCGGAAGAAAAGACGCATATCAGCGCCTTGAAGAACAAGGATACATTGATTTCATTTCAACGTCATTTATTCGCGGTATGAGTTTTGATGATGCAATCATCATCGTGGACGAAATGCAAAACTTGACGTTTGAAGAAATTGACACAGTTATGACCCGTGTTGGTTATCGCTCAAAGATCATTTGGTGTGGTGACTATCGCCAAACTGATTTAAACAAAAAGAAAAATGACATGAGTGGTATCTTGAAATTTTTCGATATTGCTGTACGCATGTCAGCATTCACCAAGATAGAATTTACACCCGAAGACATTGTTAGAAGTTCTTTGGTGAAAGACTATATTCTCGCTAAACTTGATTATGAAGATGGTATTGATTGATGTTTGAATTCGTAAAACTACCTGAGTTGGATTTTGATATGACCGCTGTGACTACCGACTCAGGTAGGGTTTACGTCACACCATCAGGATTTAAGTATGCGTCCGTGACTACGGTTCTCTCCGACTACAATAAGAAAGCATTCTTTGAGTGGAGAGAACGTGTTGGTGCAGAGGAAGCTAATCGTGTCTCTCGCCTTGCATCAAGTCGCGGCACTAAACTGCATACCGTGTGTGAAAAGTATTTGTTGAATGAAATGACTAGCATGAAACTTGCTAGTATGCTTCCAACGACAAAAGAGTTGTTTTACAAGATAAAGCCACACATTGATACCAGAATCGGCAAAATCTATGCGCTGGAGCAAGCCCTTTATTCCCACAAGCTAAAACTTGCTGGTCGTGTTGACTGTATCGCTGAGTGGGACGGAGTGTTATCGATTATTGATTTCAAGTCGTCAACCAAACAGAAAGATAAGAACAACATCGGCAATTACTTCATGCAGTGTACCGCATACGCGAGGATGTTCACTGAATTGACTGGTAAGCCATTGGATCAGATTGTAGTTTTGATTGGCACCGAAGAAGGTCCTGGTCAAATCTTTATTGAAAGTGCAGATAAATACCATACTGAACTTCAAAAATATGTCAACAAGCATTACCGAAAAGCTGGTTGACATTTCGTAATTGTAGTGTTATACTACATGCTATGGTTGTATGAAGCAACTAGAAACGGATTCAAGACGCGGGGGCAGTGCCCGCCAGGTCCACCAAAAGTATATTACCCTACCCAAAGGGTGGCCGACAGTGGTTGGAAGGATCGGCTCTTTTAGCTTATATGCTAGTAGTATGCTTTTGATGGGCCTGACACAGGATCGATTGGGTCAAGAGTACAGAAGTGGACAACTCACCAGAGTAGGTGTAAAAACTAAATCAAAGTAAAAGCAAACGAAAGTCGCTTTTTGATGGCTGCTTGATAGCCATCTAGGGTTTTTGACAGTTTACCCTCGTAACAGAATTAAACTGTCATCATCAAGAAAGGAAAATATGCGAAGTAAACCAATACTTTTCAGCATTACACTTTCCGCAATGATCGTATTTTTCAGTCTGATTAATATTGATCTACATGGCATCCTGCCATTCAAACCAAGTTATGAGTCTCTGACAAAAGATGTTCAGAAGCAAGTCACTTGTTTAGCGGAAAACATTTATTTTGAGGCAGCACATGAGCCAAAAGATGGCAAAAAAGCTGTAGCATTCGTAACAATAAACAGAGTACAATCAGGTAATTATGCAAACGATATCTGTGGTGTTGTATTCCAAAAGACTGGTGGCACATGCCAATTCTCATGGTATTGTGACTCCAAGTTTACCGACAGACGGTTGACAATCAAGTCTACTCCGTTGTATAATGAGATTAGAGAGTTGGCGATGCATATGATCATCAACTTTGAGCGTATGGAAGATGTTACATCTGGTGCAACGTATTACCATGCAGACTATGTAAGCCCTGGCTGGAAATTGGAGAAGATTGACAAAATTGGTCGTCACATCTTCTACCGAAGCAAGCGGGATAATATTGACAGAAATAAGGAGTTTATATGAGCGAGTCTACCAAAAATTTTGATCTGATTACTGTGGTTGTTTGCATTGCAATTGTTTGTGTTGCATTCATTGCAGGTATCACAGTGTATAATATGAATGATCGCAACAACATGGCCAAGAACATTGAAGCTGCAATTGCAAAAGGAATGGATCCACTTGCAGTGAAGTGCTCTTATGAAACTCATCCTGGTGCAATTTGCATCACGTATGCCGCAGTTAGAAAATGAGCAAAAGTGTACAACAACTAATCAATGAATTGCGAAATGATGGTGGTCAAAGACCACCTATAACATATCGCCCAAGAGCGAAACGCATTAGAAAAAAGCGCCATTTCAATGGCTGGACTTGGGATTCACTGGAAACACCTTCAAATATTATGAGCAGCGAAAAAATCTTTATCGGAGCCAGCGACTACGGCGATTATCTCTACTCCCAACTTCTGGTTGCGCGTGGTGAAAAGAACAAGTCAACATTCAACCGCGACTTGAAATTGCACGGCAATCGTAGCAAGTGGACGGAGTTTATTGAATCTGAGTTTGACGGCGATCACATCATTGAGTTGTCTGAGACTAATGGTTTAATCATAACCGATGATGAAAATTTCATTAGATATGATGTAAGCGCAAATTCCATCACGGCCCGTATGTATGGTGATGCAGATTTCAATAAAGAGATTGAAACTCTCTTGAAGCAAAACTTTGAAATCGTTACATCATATATTGAGTGGGTATATTCAAGTGATGGTAATTCAGTAAACGTTCCATTGAACACCGAGCGTTTACCTGTGCAAGAAATGTATCCATTCTTAGGTGAAGAAACACTTGCGGCATACTATGATCGTTTCTTAGCATCACAAGCAAACATTTTGTTGTTGATTGGACCACCAGGTACAGGTAAGACAACATTCATTCGTGGACTGCTTGCACACAGCAATTCATCCGCAATCGTCACTTATGATGCGGCCATTCTTGAAAAAGATTATCTGTTCGCTAGATTCATTGAAGATGAAACTGGTGTTATGGTGTTGGAAGACTCCGACAACTTTTTGAAAGCGCGTAGCGATGGTAACACCATGATGCATCGCTTCCTGAACGTTGGTGATGGTCTTGTGACAACAAAGGGTAAGAAGTTGATTTTCTCAACAAACTTGCCGTCCATTCGTGATGTTGATCCTGCGCTGGTTCGCCCAGGTCGTTGTTTTGACATTTTGAATTTTGCGCCACTGAATGTTGAGCAAGCATCAAAACTTGCAGATAAACTGGGCACAACATACGACAAGAAAGCAAGCGGCACTTACAGTATCGCAGAAATCTTCAACAAGCAACTTGAGAACAATACCAATCGTAAGGTTGGTAGCAAAATGGGTTTTATTTAAGGAGTATATTATGGCTGTACAACAATTTTCAATCAATCAAATTTCCAGTGAAGCTGATCGCAAGAAATTGCTAGATGCAATTCAGGAATGTTCCAACTCCATGATTCGCATCGGCGGAGAAAAAGACTTCATCAAAGAAGCTGTTTCTAAAGTGTGTGAAGACTTGAAGTTGCCTAAGCGCATCATCAATCGCATGATCAAAGTTTATCACAAACAGAACTATGATGAAGAAGTCGCAACACATGAGCAGTTTGAACAACTGTATGAAACCATCGTCAAGTAATGCCAACAAAAGACGAAATGCACAAGTTCCAACAAGAGATTGAAGCTCTTGTTGAGGGAACTAGCTATAACTACATGGAAGCAATCATTGAGTATTGTAACATGACTGGTATGGAAATTGAACTAGCGTCAACTCTAGTCAACAAGGAGCTAAAAGCAAAACTAGCCCTCGTTGCTGAAGAGTTGAATATGATACCTAAATCTTCACGACTACCCATATGATGACCGGATACGAAGCATTCTCACTTTTTCATGTATTGAAATTGCACTTTACCTCGGATAGTTACGACTATTTCAAGTACAATGGTAAGTGTAACATTTCAATTGAAACTTTTGAGCGCCGCAGAGATAAGTTTCACTTTTACAAGTTGTCTCGTAAATACAACCATGATGATTTCCGTCAGTTTGTTATTTCAGTATTGATGCACAATGAAAATGCTTGGGCTGGAACTTTGTTGGAAGATGAATCCAATGAGATTCACATGAAGAGAATGGCTACGATCCAATCACTGAGCTACACATTCAAAAATGATTGTGCTGTGATTGGTGAATCTGGTGATACCAACGCACTACTCAAAACAACAGGTGAATATCCTGAACTGTTGACAATGGCTTTGCAGAAAGTAATAGCTATTGAAACATTGTGCATTTTGAATTCATTTATGAATTTCTTGCCAATGTGGGAACGCAAAATCAATGACGACATTCGCTGGCCTACAGTCTACAGGAAGCTGGTAAAATATGAACGGTTTATACAATTCAATCGTGAGTTGTATAAGATATATGCATTGGATGAATTGAAATGATTGAAAAAATCTACTTGGACATGGACGGTGTGCTGTGTAACTTTGAACGCAGATACTTTGAACTGTACAATGAACTGCCTGGTTCAATGCGTGACAGAAAAGAATTCAATTTGCACTGGGACGATTTCATTGTAACAAAGCAATTTGAGACACTTGACTGGTATCCCGGAGCACACGAATTGGTAGAAGCATGTCTAGCGACAGGCCTGCCCATTGAGATTCTGACTTCATCTGGTGGTGTAAAAAACCACAATGAAGTTGCCAGACAAAAAACTGTCTGGCTAAATGATCATGGACTCGGCATGTGGAAGCCAAATGTAGTCGCAGGTCGTAAGAATAAAGCTGGGTATGCAACACCAAATACCATCCTAGTGGACGATACATCTGACGTTATCCAAGCATTTAATGCAGCCGGTGGCGTTGGTATTCTTCACAAAGAGATTGGTAATACACTGATGATGCTCAAAAATCGTATTGCAGTGTGACTATATAAATGATATAATGAACACTGTGGACAAAAACATACAACGTAATACAATTTATACAAGGAAAATACTATGTCTTTCGCAAATCTGAAGCGCAATCGCGCAAGCCTGGAATCTCTCACCAAGGCTATTGAATCCACCACACAAACAGCAGAAGCCGGGTCCAAAGATGACACCCGATTCTGGCAACCGACTGTAGACAAGTCCGGCAACGGCATGGCTACAATTCGTTTCTTGCCTGCTCCTGGTGTTGATGGTGAAGATGGTCTGCCATGGGTTCGCCGTTTTGATCACGGCTTTCAAGGTCCTGGCGGTTGGTTCATTGACAATTGCTTGACAACTGTTGGTGAAAAGTGCCCAGTCTGTGAGCACAATAGTGGATTGTGGAACTCTGGCGTTGAAGCGAACAAGGATATTGTTCGTAAACAAAAGCGCCGTTTGAGCTATCTCGCAAACATC